TTTAATTAGTAACATTCCATATACAAAGGTTTGGATTAGGAAAGAGTTTACACATGGGCATCAAAAATATCACGGAGAGTTTATACACGGACTGGCGGTTGCTGTCACGACAATGCCAGACAGATGTCTCAGCTTCCAAATTATATTTACAGGATGTGAAGAAGAGGAAGGCGAGAGTAATCCGCACGGAGGAGCCATGTGGGCAAGGATGCCTATCACAGCCTTATGTGGGGACATCCCATTGGATGGATGGCCGGAAAGAATGGAAACTCACCTCGCACAACCGTGGGACTGCCCATCACACACCCACTCAATCATATCACTCGACAGATGTAAACCAAGCCCGTGGTTATGTAAAATCGCAGGAGAGTTTCACACATCAAGATATCTCTTCACTGTGGACTACACCGAAAGCGAAATCGCAGACTGTCCAGCCCAACACAAGCAGAGTCACGTTATGGTGTTGACAGACGGACCTTGGGCCGGAAACATGGTTGCTCTTCCTAACAACAGAGTCAGAGTTACAAGCCCTGCTCTTTGGGTTACAGGTGAAGGCGCACCTGATTTTAGACCAAGCCAACATACGCACTGTGCCGAGCAAGATGACTCGTACATGGACCCAACAGTAACATTTAACAATTTATATGCGGAGAATGACGATGACTAAATTAAGAAGCGCTTCTGCAGAGGGTAAAAAAGGAATTAGCGCCATGATAAAATCTGGAGAAAAAGGTAGACAAGCAGCAGAACGAATGGGATTTACAGCAAAAAAAGGAGGTATGGTAATGAAAGCAAAAGGCGGAGCAGTAATGAAAGCAAAAGGCGGCGCAGTTAAAATGCGTGGCGGTGGCATGACGGCTAAAGGAATGGCTAAAGGCGGAGCAGTAATGGCTAAAGGTGGAGCAGTTAAAATGCGTGGTGGTGGTATGGCTTCTAAAGGTTATTCTATTGGCGGCGCAATAGATGAAATAAAGAAAAAGAAAACTGCTAAAGGCATGGCTAAAGGTGGTGCGGTCAATATGCGTGGTGGTGGTATGGCTTCTAAAGGTGGTACAAAAGGCGGCGTTGCTGGCGGTAAAAAGACTGCTGCAAAGAAAACCACTACCAGAAAAGTTGCTAAAAAGCGTGATGGTATAGCTAAAAGAGGAAAGACGAGGGCATAATGGCTGTTAAAAAGAAAAAAACTACTAAGAAAAAAGCAGGTTCTAAACCTACGAATCCATCTTTATATGCTCGTGTAAAAGCGGAGACAAAGCGTAAATTCAAGGTATATCCAAGCGCTTACGCTAATGCTTATTTAGTGCGTGAGTATAAGAAAAGAGGAGGAGGCTACGCATAATGTCTCTTAAAGAATGGTTTGGTAAAGGCAAAAAAGGTGACTGGGTTGATATCGGTGCGCCTAAGAAAAAAGGTAAATACCAAGCCTGTGGACGAAAGTCTGCTAAAGACAGTAAAAGATCCTATCCTAAATGTGTACCAAGAGCAAAAGCTAAGTCTATGACTGCAGCACAACGTAAATCTGCTGTTCAAAGAAAAAGAGCAGCAGGTAATCCGGGAGGTAAACCAACAAATGTTAAAACGATCCTCAAATCCAAGAATACCAAGAAAAAAAGGTCAACCCGCAAGGTCTAAGAAACATTCTGATTTATATACAGATGAAAACCCCAAAGGTACAATAAAAGGATTAAAGTTTGCCACGAGAGAAGATGCAGTAAAAAGTGTAAGTAAGATTAGAAATAGTGGTAGATCGAAGGCACACAAGATACAAGCTGCTATTGCTATGGAACAAAGAGCCAGAGTCATGGGAAAAAAAGATGCTGCTGGTGTTTATAGAAAATATATAAATAGTGTGAAAGCAAAGAAATAATGGCTACTACAGATACAACTAGTTTTAATTTAAACCTTAATGATTTAGCTGAAGAGGCATTTTCTCGTTGCGGCACGGAAATGCGTACCGGATATGATCTTAAAACAGCTAGACGTTCTTTAAATTTATTGACAATTGATTGGGCTAATAGAGGTATAAACCTATGGACGATAGAAGAAGGCACGATACCTTTAACTCAAGGCACTATTACATATGATTTACCTGTAGATACGATTGATTTATTAGAGCATCAGGTTAGAACAGGTTCAGGCTCAAACCAACAAGATTTAACGATTAGTCGTATATCTGTTAGTACATATGCAACCATACCTAATAAAAATGCGACAGGTCGACCCATACAAGTATTTATTGATAGAAAGTCTGGAGCTACTAACTCTTCTGGTGTTGTACAAACTCCGCAAATAAAAATATGGCCTACTCCAGATAAAAGTAATTTTTATACTCTTGTGTATTTTAGAATGAGAAGAATACAAGATGCAGGAAATGGGGTGAACACACCTGACATACCATTTAGAATGTTACCTTGTTTGGTATCAGGACTAGCATATTATCTTTCTCTAAAAATACCAGAAGCAACTGACAGAATACAAATGTTAAAACAAGATTATGAAGAGCAATGGATGATAGCTTCTAGTGAAGATAGAGAAAAAGCTCCTTTAAGGTTAGCGCCAAGAGAGTTTTTATATTGACATGGGATCTAACTACGCAAGAGGCAAACGAGCTATCGCAGAATGCGATAGATGCGGATTTAGGTATAAATTAAAAGAATTAAAACAGCTTACAATTAAGACAAAAAATGTTAACATTCTGGTATGTCCAGATTGCTTTGAGCAGGACCAACCACAATTACAGCTTGGTATGTTTCCTGTAAACGACCCTCAAGCTCTGAGAAACCCACGACCAGATTTAACACGATTTGCAGAATCAGACTCTAGGAGTTATCAATACGGATTTGATCCTGTAGGTTTTAGTAATCCTTTTAATTTAGATCTAATAAATAATTTATTAGTATCTGGAGACATAGGAACTGTGACTATAGGAGGCGATGCAGTTTCTAGCACTGAATCTAGTAGTGAAAGTAGTGAAAGTAGTGAAAGTAGTGAGAGTAGTGAAAGTAGTGAGAGCGGTGATAGTGGTGATAGTGGTGGAGGTGGATATTAAATTTAATTAGGAGAAATTATGAACGATACTGGAAAATTTAAACAGCCTATGGATATGCCTGTACCAAAGGTAGGTGGTTATCCAAATAATATTCCAAACACTCAAACGGTTAAAACTAGAGGAACGGGCGCTGCTATAAAAGGGACTAATTCCTCTAAGAGATTTGGCTAATGAATTATAGTGAACTTTTTGAAACTATAAAGGGTTATTGTGAAAATGATTTTCCTGACACGTCTTTCACAGATAGTGGTGGAAATACTATTACCTTAACAAGCACAGAGCAAATTAATACGTTCATAAAACAAGCTGAACAAAAAATACATAATTCAGTTCAAATATTAGACCTTAGAAGAAACGTCACGGGCAGTATGACTTCAGGAAATCAATACCTCACAGTGCCAACTGATTGGCTCGCTAACTTTTCTTTAGCGGTTATTGATTCTTCTGGTAATTATAGTTATCTATTAAATAAAGATGTTAACTTTATTCGTGAGGCTTTCCCTAACCCAACATCTACTGGACAGCCTACACATTATGCTTTGTTTGATAACAATTCATATATTTTAGGCCCAACCCCAGATCAAAATTACACATCAGAGCTTCATTATTTTTATTATCCAGAGTCTATTGTTACTGCAAATACTTCTTGGTTAGGTGATAACTACGATTCTGTATTGTTGTATGGAGCGTTGATAGAAGCTCACATATTTATGAAAGGTGAGGCAGACAGTTACCAAAGTTATGTGCAAAGGTATAATGAATCTTTAGCTGGGCTTAAAATGCTTAGTGAAGGTAAGAATCGTCAAGATATGTATAGAACTAAACAAATAAGGTTGGGGGTACAATGATTGGTAATAGCACATCAGTATTGTTAGGTGGTGGAGTAAAAGTTATGACAACTTCTCGTAGAGGTTTTAATACTGAGGAAGTTGCTGAAAGAGCATTAGATAAGATAATAGCTGTCGGTAGTGATTCACACCCTGCAGTTAGAGCGCAAGCTGAAGCTTTTAAAAAAGATATACGAAAAGTTTTAGTGCAATATATGAAAGAAATGGTCAGGAGCCACAACACAACCTTAGCTCATAGGTTTAGAGAAATGGGATATCCTGAACTAATTAAATTATTAGAGGAGTAAAAAATGGCTATTACACAAGCAATGTGTACATCTTTTAAAGCAGAAGTATTATTGGGTGTTCATGATTTTAGACCTGACGCATCTGCTACGTCAGATGTTTTTAAGTTAGCGTTATATTCTGCAGCAGCTACTTTAAGTGCTGGAACCACATCTTTTACAACTAGTAGCGAATCCAATGGAACTACTTCAGGAGGTTCTGCTCTTGTAAATTTAGGTGTTACTATAGGAGATTCTACGGGTTTTGTAGATTTTTCTGATTTAACATTTACTAATGTCACTATAAATGCGGCAGGATGTTTAATTTATAACAGCACACCTTCTACAAATTCAAACGCTGGAGCTTCTTTAACTAACCCTGCTGTATGTGTGTTAGATTTTGGAGGCACAAAAACATCTACCTCAGGTGATTTTAGTGTAATATTTCCAGCAAATACGAGCGCTGCAGCTATAATTAGAATAGCTTAAAATGGCTGATGTAAATGTTAATGTAACAAGAGAAGCCGTTGCAAACGGGTGGGGTAGAGCGGCTTGGGGTGACGGTGGTTGGAACGCATCAATAACTGAACCTGACATTAGCATGACAGGAGCTGTGGGGTCTACGTTTGTTAACGCAGATGCAAATGTAAGTGGTCTATCCGGTGTCATAGGATTAAAGTTTGTAGGTGAAGAAGAAGTAGTCAGTAATAATAATCTAAGCGTTACTGGTTTTAGCGCAACAGTTGGTTTAGGTTCAATATCTGTAGCTTTAAATAATATAGTCCCTGCAACCGGGCTATCTGCAACGAGTAGTTTAGGTAGTGTATCAGCAGAAGCTAACGCTACTACAAATGTAACTGGAGTATCCTCTGCTATGAGTTTAGGTAATAATTTAGTATGGGGGCAAATAGACACAACACAAACACCCGATTGGGGAGAAATTAAAGAAGCAGCATAGGAGAATAAAATGGCTTCATCATATTCAAATTTAAAAATACAACTCATGGGAACCGGAGATAACTCTGGAACTTGGGGTACAATTACGAATACAAACTTAGGCACTGCCATAGAAGAAGCTATTTGTGAATCCGCAGATGTCGCTTTTTCTCAGGCCAGCCTTACACTTTCTTTGACAGACAGTAATGCCACTCAAGTGGCTAGGCATTTACGCCTCAATCTAACTGGTACAGGATCTGCAGGAATAACTCTTACTGTTCCAGATATAGAGAAAAGCTACATAATTAATAATACTTTAGCCACTGATGTAGGAATAAAAAACTCTTCAGGATCACAAGTCACCGTCCCTAATGGTAGATCAGCGATAGTGTATAGTACAGGGTCTGGTGTAGTAGATGCGATTACAGGTTTAAATACTGCAGAAGTAACGGATTTAACAGTTACTACTAAGTTATCTGCTAACGGTACGTTAGATGTATCAGGCAACGGTTCTGTGGGTGGCACGTTTAATGTTGAAGGCGACTTAAAAAACGCTTCAGGTAATTTAACGGTAGATCCTGCTACACAGATTGTAGAGATTAAAGGTAATGGTTCAGATACAGAAGGGCAGATAAAATTAAACTGTCATGCTAATAGTCACGGACAAACTTTAAAAGCACAACCACATTCTCTTAATATAACTAACACTAATTTATTACCAAAAGATGGCAACTCAACACTAGTTTCTGAAATTGCAAGCGCAACTTTA